GGATTGACTAAACGTATTAATGGTGGTTTAAACGGAATTGAAAGCCGACAGGCTTATCTAGAACGAGCTACTAAAGTTATAGTCTGAGATGCAAAAAGCCCGGATATCCTTTACAGGACCCGGGCTTTCTTTTTGTTTAGAGTTTAATTTCAGTAATTCCCATTCCAGTACCAGGATCTAGACCGCTAGCAACTTCGATAGCTTTACTAGGCCCCTTACTAGCAGCCATAGCCCCAAGGGCAAAGTGACTACCACTACCAATAGAATAATAAGGCTTGTCAACGAAGATCCAATCTGTTAAATTAAAGCTGGTATAGATTTGTTTATTACTAGTTAATACAATTAACTCTGAGTTATTCAACTTGGGAGGTTTCTCTGTTGGCTCAGATAACCAAGAGAATACAGAACCAATTGCATCAGCACGTCCAGCATACCCTACGATAGCTTTCTTAGCATTAAAGAATGCCTCAGCTACTTCTTTTTCTAACACTAACATCTTATGGTTACCTTTGAACACTATACCACCATTATGTGTGTATTGGTGATCACAGGCCATCGAGCGTAGGTTACAGGCTATAGTAGTTATCTAGTCTCCTCTGCATGCATAGCTTTGTCATACTCTTTCCATTCTTTGATCCTTCGCTCTAGATCAGCAATCTCTGATAGAACAACTTCTCTATTAGTAAGTTTATTATCACCTAGAGGGCCTTTAGAGTACTGACCAAACCTCTGGTACTTAGTAATCGCGTGGATTACTTCTGCACATTCCTCAATTAACTTAGTCTCTGGAGAACCATATCCATCGTATTCAGGATGCATTAGCTAACTCCTGCTTCAGTTCATCAATAGAAATACATACTTTAGTTGCAAACTTAGTCATGACATCATATCGTTCTGGTTCTCCATCTATCAGGATGTAACCTCGTTTACCCTGACCAATCATGTAACCTAACTCAAGATGAGCTGACTTACCTGCTGGATAAACAAGTACTCCAATATTACAGCGATCTAGATGGTGCTTATCGAACTCGAATACATGCTGCGCGGCATAGCCATCTAATGCCTGTTGATAGGTGTGGCCTTTGCCTCGCTCATAGTCTCGCCAATAATCATCCGCTTCTGGTCCTGCGGAGAACCAGTCGTCAAAGACATCATGACCGTCTAGTCGGAGTTGTTCAGCTACTTGCGGAATGTCTTCATTACGAAGACTGCCAATTAAATAAATAGATCCCATTAGTCCTTGTTAATAACAAATTTAACAGAGATATCAGTGCTCTGTGGATTTTCTCTAACTGTGTAGATACTCACAGTCTTACCTGTAATAGCAGAAATAGCTTTACCAAACTCTGCCTGGGCTCTGGCTAACTGCTCAAGAGCGGCTTCCTTAGCCTGAACTAAGAATTCTCCAGTTAAAGAGATAACACCAACAATTCTTTGAGAAGGTTCAAATAGCATTATTAAGCAGTAGGAAGATGATCTTTGACTTCTTGAGCCAGATTCAGTTCTAATTGCTTTGCCTCACCAGTGACCTTAGCAGGAACTGCTTCAACTTTAGCCACATCAGTTTCAACAGTAGTCTTAACAGTATTAATATCTTGCTCAACCACATCAACTGGGTGTACCAGGAACTTCTGCTTCAGGGCCCCCAATAAGGTCTTCACTGCCATCCAAATACTCACGAATAAGTTCTTCATTTTCAAATTCCTCTTGTTTACGGATACGGTACTTTACACTCTCACCATTATTCTTACTCAACCCAGACTCATCAGTCTTGTTCTTCTTGATACCCATGTAAAGTAATTTCCTCTGTTTTCAGATACAATTCTTCTTCATTCTCTTCGATGCGATCTAGGAACGCATCTACAATATCATCAGATGTTAATTTTAGAAGCTCTAGCAATTCTACTTCATCTAAGTTCCTGAGTTTAGTCAGTAGATTCATAGTACTTTTCAATCAGCTCTTTAATAAACTTAAATGCATGCTTATCTACTGCTTGCTCTGCATAAAGTTTATCAAATAAATATACTGCTAGCGCATCTCGTTCAAACTTGCTCATTCTTTTTCTCTTCTAATGCAATTAACATTTCAATAAAGTGCTTAGCTTTACGAAGATCCTCGACACCGTTCTTGAAGCGCCAACGGGTAATATACTTCACTACACAACCATCTGCAAATGGAAGTTGATTCTTCTCTATGTATTCCATAGGCTGTATAGCAAATCTACTGTAATGACTACCACCTACTTGGATCTTAAAGGGATCATAGTTTGCAGTACTGGATTCGTATTTATCAGTCATATCTCTTATTATGTGCTTTATACTCTAACCTAATATGTTCTACTCTATGGCAATTTGCACAAAGCATAACACATTTATCTAATTCATTGTTGATTGTCTCGTCTTTAAGAAGAAAAAGTTTAGCAGGAGTAATATCCTTTTCTTCATCCTTCATATGATGAAATTCAAACACAGCATCTGGATACTCTCCGCCACAGTTGGAACATAGTCCACCAAATCTTTGAACAGCTTCTGACTTCTTAAATCGTCTTCGACTAGAAGAATATTCTTGTCTAGATTTTAACCAATCAGGATTAATTTTATTTCTTTGGTATGATTCTGCACTTTTAGTTTTGTGATAAAGCTTATCCATATTTTTTATATAGATAATCTAAACTAACTGCTAGGAGGTCAAAGTTACCATCTTTTACTTCATGCAGCATGAGCATACCACGCCAGTGTTTGTTACCTTGGTATCCGAGATAGTCTTCGTTATGTTCATAACACGAACCAGCAATAATAGAGGTAAGCCTATCGCCATTAGCCCTATGTCCAGTGGCGATCTGTAACCCCTGCTGATGACCAGCAACGCAAGACATATGCTGCTTATTAAGTTGAGCTTGTGCAGAACTAGCTGGTCTTCCAGCAACGCCCGTAACGAAGTAATGCGCAAATGCAACACCTTCAATTACTACCGGCTGGAGAAAGGGGTAAACTTCCCAATCTTCCTCGAAGCGTAAATCTCCGATTCCAATAGTGCCATCAAGCTTTGCATCGTTATTAACTGCTCTCTCAATACGGTTCTCGTGATTACCGAGAGTGAAGACCATGCGTGGATTATATCGTGCTCTATGCCCCTCGATGTCACGAAGTCTACGTGCTTTAAGCGGCGCCAGCAACGTCGCCATTGCCATCCTTGAAGCATCGATGTCGGCTCTATACCTGCGTCCTTCAAAGCTTTTCTTACCGACATCATATGAAGATAGACTAGGCATATCCGCAAAATCCCCACCACAAACAATGACATCTGGTTCTTTCTCTTCTAAATAGTTACCGATATGGGTCAAAAATCTTAAATCATCTCCAGGCCTTACCTGACAATCAGGAATATAGGCAATTTTCATTTATTATTATCCTCTAAATATTTTGCTGCTCTAGTAAGAGTTGTAGGATCATCTCCTAAAAGACCAATACCACGGTTACAAGAACCGCATAAATATCCTCTGACTTTACTAGTAATATGATTGTGGTCTACATGCAAAACTTTAACTTGTTGCCTGCAAATATCACACTCATTATTACGCCATTTACAGTTTCTATTATACTCTTCTAAAGTAATGCTATAATTCTTTTTAAGTTCCCAATCTCTATTATTATCTTTTTGGGATGCATTAATAATTTTACAGCATTCTTTACATCTAGAGTAGAGATAATCAGTGCCACGTCTATGTCCTACATAAAAAGAATCTTTAGATTTAGATTCTTTACACATAGAACAAAGTTTAGTCATTTAACTCGTTATGTTCTTTAGCAGTATTCTCTGCCTGTTGATCTCTATAAGCAGTAAGTCCAATACTAGCAGCAACATTAACTCCTAATTGGAGAAGATACTGTAGATCCTTAGCACTAAACTCAGAGATTACTTCAATCCTTCCATCAGGATATTGCTTTAGAATGTCAAGAACTTTGATTTCGTTCCCCTTTATATTTTTTAATTAGTTGTAGGAAGAAGTCTAAACTCATAGTGGCAAGGTAGATACCTCTATCTCGCTTGACCACAACGATGGGTTCATGCTTTCCATGTGTCTTGGCCTGGTCATAATACGTATGAATCTGGCTAGTTGCTTTATTCTTAACTTCAAATTGAAGTGGTAATAGTTTTCTTGCGGCTGGGGACAGGATGATATCTTCCCCGGGAGCCCCCATACTAGTTGAAAGAACATCCCCATCTTCTAGTTCAGGGAATGTCTTTAGGATAGCATCCCTAACGCCCTGTTGACCTAGACGTCCCTTTTGCTTAGCTGATGCTGGTCTTATAATACATCTCCTTGTTTCCTACAATGTCATCATTCTGTTTACGCCAAATGTACAAACAACGG